AAATCAGCGCCATCTTCAATCAACACCAGGTCAACCCCGCCCTGGCCATTAACCAGTGTCCACCCTTCAACCAGGAAAGGCTTTTGCGAAAAGCTCAACTCATCAAGCGTGACCATCACGCGATCATGCACCGCAACATCAAGCGCCAGGTAATTACACGGAACCGTCAACCTGATCTGTCGTTCATTCATCTTCAGCAACTTGTACTGAATCCGCTGCGCCTCATCTTCAGTATCAGTCATCGGAAGGTTGAATTCACGAAACAGAACTTCGCTATTGTCCCGACTTAGATTGATGGCGCTGGTAACTTCGATAGACTGAATGTGCTTATACGTTTCATCTTTAGAAAAGTAGAATCCACGCGAACCGTTATACCGTTCAGACTTTGTTAACCCCGTCTGAATACCAATGGTGTCACGTATCCAATCAGCAGTGATGGTTGTATTGGCAACCAGGTAAACTTCAAGGTTGTCGAAATAGGCAGTAGTCGTTCCGCCTGACGCCGTAACCAAGACATTCAAATAAGCCGTTGTACCCGTGGCAAGGAATTCAAATTCATAGTTTCCATCGCTTACACCGAAGGCGCTAACGCCAATCGATGCCCCTCCAAGAACCGTTCCAGCGTCACCGGCCAGCGTGGTTGCGTTTATTTCAGCCGTAGAACTTGCGGCAACCGTTGTATCTTCCATCAAGCCACTAACCACGTAACGATCACCAATCGTCAATCCAGTGATTGCCTGATACCGGCCAACCTTATTGCCAGCAGATGCAATACATTCCATCCGTTCGCTTGATGCCGCCGCCGTACCAGTACCGAACTTAGTCCAACTGGTATCGCCAGAAGTGAACGAGCCATTGGCAACACCGCTATTTCCTTGCCCGTAACGCCCCGTTTTTACAAACCACTTGCCGTTTTTGTATGCAATCGAACCGTTGCAACTGGACCTGATACGCATGATGTTGGTTTTGTGCGTGTCGTAAGTGGACAGCGAACCATTGCAGGTGAACCGCGTTTGACGTTCGCCGGTAACACTACCAACAACAGGCCGATCACAATAGATAGATTCGGAAACCACTTCATCCCAATTGATTTTTCTTGGATTGGTGTCCAGCCCTAACCGATCATCAATCAGGTAATCAATGGCGCAAAGAACGGGATTGGTTGAATAGCTTTTATACGTGGTGGATGAAAACCCGTTAGCAATCATATCAGCGCCAGGGGAAACATCCGCCGAAGGGTCATAAACCAGCTTGCCTTGAATCAATGTTTTATAGTCGCGTGGCGCACCGCCTTCAAACATTTTATCCGAGGCTTCAAAAAGCCCCAACTGAAAAGCAGTGTAGGCAATGTTTCTGCCCCGATCATTTGAATCGAAATCAGAACCGAACTGCGCTATCAGAAAGGCGTTTGAACCCTGCGTTGGCGACCCTGTACGTCGATCAACATGCAGATAAGGATTACCCGTGGCGGTGCTGAAATACCTATCAGGGTTAGTAATCGAAACAGCCGTCACGCCCTGCAACCCAGAATCAGCGCCAGCGCCAGCACCAATATCAGCCGTTGGCACCAGATCGGCGTCAAGATATACGTCTGTCATGTCATGGACTTGATGACCCGCATTAGCAATCACGGTGGTCAATGATGAATTTGTTGCTGCTCCGTTGCCGGTGCTTACGTTTGAATACATCATAACGCCACTGACCAGGGCTTCACCGTAGATAATCCTTCTACCTTCGGTGCCGCTTCGCATCGTAACTTCACGCTTCAAATCAGCGTTGTCACCAGAATCAGGCATTTGTGATTTTGCTATAGCAGATGAAATGGCAAGCATTGCCAACACCTGAGCAACCTTCGATGTTAGTACGCCAACAATAAAGCCAGCAGTAACATTGGCCGCCAGTTGGGTTGACCCAAAGGTGACCAATACTTTTGCTATGACGCCCACTAGTGCATTAGGCAAGGTTCCACCCCTTAATAATTCGATTGACGTTAATGGTCAGCGTCCCGTTTGTTGATTTACAGATAACCTGATTCCCGACAAAGACACCCAGGGTATCGCCAATGACAGGCAAAGAAACAACAACCGGATCACCAACTTTCAATTGGTCAGCGTTTACGGGTTCTCGATCAAGCGTGTTTGTAATAAGCCCCTCGATGCTGCCGTATTGATCAATAAAAACTTGCGCCTCTGCTTCAGTGGTGTGATTGAACAACACCGAATAATCAACGCCGGTTATCTTGTGGGCAACCCTCGCAGCGAATAAACAACAATCAATCACGCCCCACTCGAAAGGCTCATTGGCTAACTCAAGCATTGTGGTTCTAACTGCCGCCCGCCTATCCATCACCCTGGGAACCGAAAATTACTCCAATCGCCTGGTGCGCTCGGTGTTTTATTGAATCGGGTTGTTGATTCCCCGCGCCAAACAATCTTGGCATCTTCCATTGCTGATAAGTATTGCAACATAGTATCCCCGCTGTATTCCGCCTGTAGGTCAGAGTCAGAAAACGTGCGCCCGTTAATATCGTCAAGCCTTGCAAAGTCTGATTCGCAAGTGATTTCAATAGCGTTGTCATCTAACCCGCCCATAGAAACCCGCCCAACATCCATTTCACCAGCCCATATTTCGTTAGGTGTTGCCAACAATGAACCAGTATCTAAATCCAAAGCGCCAAGGTAAATGGTTACCCCTCGCCCCTGGTACGGCTGGTTGATTACCTCGTCAAGCATATCGGCATCAAGACCAGAAAGAACAAGGTTCAATTCATAAGCACTCATCGTTCGGTTTTCTTCAACCGCGCCAATACCACCGAAGTCACCAACCCCCAACCAGGGTTGTGAACCATCAACGGGGTCAGCCCAGGTAAACGTTCCCACTGAATCATGCAGATACATTGTTCCGCTGTCGAATTCCAGCTTCGCAAATGCGACCAATCGAACATGCCGTTCATTGGCAATATCCGTAGTTACTGCCGATGCTATGCCGCGACTCATGTTCCTATGTCCTCAATCAAATCAACAGACACATCAGATAACGGGGAAGAAACCCCGCCCGTCTGCGCCGGTCTGTTTGTCCAGTTGATAGTAGGTGACGCCAACATAAAGGTTCCAACTGGTGCAGCGGTTTCAATTGCCGCGTTGTTTGCCGGTGATGTATGTATTTCAGGCGCAATCGCAATCGTGACTTCGCCGCTTCCGTTAGTGGTCGCGTCACTCGTCACCATTTTCAATTCGTTATAGGTTCCGTTGTTGTAGCTGAACAGATCACCAGCAGCCAGAACCAGCGTTGAATTTGGCCAACCATCTGTAATTAAACTGGTTCCAACCTGGCTTGCTCCCTTTACCAACGGTGTCCCGCCTAACGCACCAAGCGCCCCCGTGTAGGAATAGTCGCCAACCTCAACCCTGTTTACCTGACCTTCCATGAACGCAAGGTAACCACGCAACGTGCTTCGATTCGTGCCACGCAAATTGCTGAATGACATTCGGAGCAACCAGCGCCCGCCCTTTCTGCTGGCTGTTTGCGTGTATCCGGTCAACGGCGAAATGAACTGTTTGGAGTTCGTAATAATCCCCATTTCAGTCACCGTGGGAGTGATCGCCGGAAAAGCGACAGCACTTGGCATTAGAATCGCCCTCTTATCATTTCGTTTTGAATCTGGCGTTGTGTCACGCGCTGGCTTTGTTCGATCATCTGCCGAACTTCTGGTTCGCTTAACGTGCTGCCGCTGAAGTCATAGCTGTTCTGGAACACTACACCGCCGCCGCCGCCCTGCTGACCCTTCGTCGCTACCGTTACCGTTTCACCCTTTGTCGCCCTGAACGCGACCAGGTTTGAATCTGTACCACCGTTGCCGCCAACCGTGAATGATCCCCCGTTGGCAAACCCCATGAATTTACCAATTTTACTGAGTGTTCCGCCGCTCGTCCCCATACTGAACATTGACGTTAGAAGGTCTCGGATGCCTGATGAGATAATCATGTTGATCATATCTTTAAGCGTGTCTTTAAATTGATCCTTCATCTGATCCATTGCGCTTGCGCTTTCGTCAAACACATCAACATTCAGCGTTTCGCCAAGCTGCTTCGCCCTAGCTTCAGCTTCCAGTAACCCTTCTGACATTAGTTTGATTGTTGCAGTAGGATCAGTTTCAGGGTTGGCAATCATTTCCTGCGCCTTGAATCCTTTTTCGAGCGCCAGCCGTACCGACTCAGCATGATCCGCTGTCTCAAGCATTCCAGCCGCCCATTGTTCTGAAAACTTTGATGATGCCAAAAGCCCTGCTGCGGTTTCGTTGGATTCCTCAAGTATTTTCAACTGTGCCTGTAATGACGCCAGCCGCTTATCTTCGCCCGTGGTTGTCTGCCCTTTGTTTCTGCGCTTTTCCAGTATTGATTCTGAAAGAGCAATCCGCCGCATCAGCTTTTCATGGTTTTCAACGAACTTCGGATCACTGATCATCGACGCGATAATTGCTTGCGACCTACCGAAACTTTCAACCAGGAACGAGAACACTTGCAAGCCGCTAGTTCGCAATTTGTAAAACGAATCAATCGCCACGTTGACTGCTTTGGGAACAAACACACTCAGGCCGTTGCCTAAATCTTCAATGGCTGGAATTATTGATGCGGCTGCTTGCAACGCTGCGCCCTGCATTGATGCCTTAAACCTATTCATGGCATCGTTCGCCGCCGCTGCGCCCTGCGCCGTCTTGTTGTTCAGTGTCAGGCCAAGTTTATCAGCCTCCAGCATCAACTCTTTGATACCTTCCGAACCCCCTTCAAACATTTGAAGAAGTGACACGCCTTCGGAATCAAACAGTTTCATGGCAAGGCGGGTTTTATCGCCTGACGTTGCAACCTTATCCATCGCGTCAGCGATAACTAACAATTGCTGATCAGGTTTCAGCTTCGTTAGCTCCCTGGCAGACAAACCCAACTCAATCAGCGCGTCCTTTGCTTCGCCAGTTCCTTCAGCCGCTTCAGCGATTCGACGTTGCGCCCGCTGCATCCCCATCGTCATGGTATTCATGGCAATGCCGGATTGTTCAGCAGCAAACTTAAATTGGGATAACGATTCAACCGATATGCCAAGCCGCCGCTGCATCTTTTCCATCGCGTCAGCAGAATCAATGGCTTGCTTGATCAGTATGCCGAAACCAACAGTAGCCGCCGCCGCCATCCGACCAGCCCAAACGCCCGCGCTCTTGTTCATCTTGTTGAATTGGCGCGTTGCGGTATGACTAAACCGCTTCAGCATCGTGGTTGATTTCTTAATGCCCGCCTCAAAGTTGGCAGTGTTCATGCCAAGATCAGCAATCAGTGAACCTATACTAGCCATTTAAGCCTCCATCCTTTGTTGGCTGGCCTTGCCCGCCAACTCAGCTTCCCGCTTTTCCTGCGCTGCCATGTCCCGCAATATTGATTCAAACGCCAGTACACGCCCAACATCCTTTGCAGAAAACCGCCTACCAACTTCCGTTGGCGTCATCCCGAAATCCTTTGCCAGCCTAACCCGCAGGATATTTAAGTGGCTAGACTCAAGTTCTTTTTTTCGTGTTCTTGATCCTGGCCGTTTACCTGGTTCGCCTTGTTCAGCAGATCAGTCAACACATCAGCATCCAACTTCCCAAGCATTTCGTGCGCCTGTTCGGATGAATCGAAAATCAGATTACCAGTAGAATCACAAAGCAGAAACGCCAGCATGAAGATAATATCCCCCACGCTTGCTTCTTCTTTCTGATCCCTTCCGGCAACTCGATTGGCAATCGCTTGCTGACCATCAAGGGTCAACCCGCGAACGTATGCCTGTTTTCCCAGGAACTCAATTGGCGTAACTTCAACCGTGTAACCAGCCAGGTCATCTAACGTGAAATCATCCACGTTATGAAGTGGCGCGAGTGACCGCACCGGCTGGAACAAACGTGGCTGTAGTCGTTGCCAGATCACCAACAGAACCCGTGATTGGCGGGTATGAAGTCAGCAGCATGGTTCCCGTGAAACTTGGATTGGTCGCGCTGACCGCTGCCGAAGTCGGAAGCAATACAACCGTAGTGGTCGAACCAACCAGGGGGAACAACGTTGCGTCAACTTTGCTTGCCGCAAAGTCTTGGCTGAATTCAATGTCTACGCCGTAGTTAAGCAAACCGCCCGCCATGATTCTGGTGGTGTCCCCCATGTTACTATCGTCAACTGCCTCACCTTCATAGGTGAACGTCACTGATCGAACGTGATCAGAAAGATCAACGCTATTAATTGTTACGCTTGCGTCTGTCAAAACGAATGTCGAGATGGGCCTATCCTCCTACGGTCGAAACAGTATCATTGTTAAAATATTTAAGTTCCGCATCTTTACGCGCTGCGATTGCGTCTTGTTTATCTTCAAAGTAACCCAAACATTTACATGTACCATCCATATAAATTCTGGCACACCAGCATTTTTTTCGGCCAGCGTGGTACGCAATACCTTTTGCGCCGTGGATGTTGTCGGCGCGTAATCCTGAGTTACTGTTATTCGTCGCCCGACCAACAGCGCGAAGATTATCTATTCTGTTATTCAATTTGTTCCGGTCGATATGGTCAATGTCTTGGCTTCGGTCAATGCTGCCGTGGAAAATAACATAAGCAACTCGATGCCCTTTCCATCTTTTACCATTTGCCGTTACATGAATATACCCAGCACTATCAACCGAACCTAGCGGCCCTGTTCGCTTGCCTTTACCCTTTAACCGATTGTATAGCATCCCAGTATCGGGGTCGTAACTAAACAGCTTGTTCCAATCTATTGAGTTATAGTCCTTTCTTGTTTTCATCACGCAATACCCAAAGCAACCGCAAAAGTAAAACTGCCACCACTGATGGTATAAGACAACCGCCAATAGTCATCGGTAATAGCACCAGCAACGCTCAAATGTTCGCTTGTTACGCCCGATGCTTGCGTGAATGTTATTCGGTTTGTCGGTGATGTAAACCCGCTGTTATCGTCTGATTGAACGATTACATCCAGCGTGGAACCCGCCACGGCTGTTACGTGAAGGTTTGCATACATCCTCTGGGATGACGAAAGTGCGCCTATCTGTGACCCTGTAGTTGTGCCGGTTGTTGGCGTGGCGGTGCTTATCTCGATGATTCCCCGCGCCAGTTTGCCCCGCGCATTACCGCTGACATTCGTTCCGGCCATATCACCAACGCCGCCAGTGATTGGAGAATGCGTTAGTTGTAACGTGTTGATCAGGAATGCAACCTCATCATCAGCCCCCGTTTCAGTCGCAAACGTCAAAGGAACGTCAGCGTTAACGCCGTTGAACAACGCCAGGTCAACATCAGTGAAGTCAGAATAAGCGTCAATCGAAAACCCGAACGTCAGCAAACCGCCCGTGTTACTGCGCGTGGTATCGGTCAAAACCGTGTTGTCCTGCGCTTCAGCCCCGTAATCAATCGCCATCGTGTGAGCGTTTTCACTAATGTTCAACCCGCCCAACCAACTCGGTCGGTTCTTAATCACTTGCGTACTCATCGTTTATTCCTCATACCAAAGCCGGTAGTTCAGCGAACGTTCATAGTCCCTGTCTTGTTCTGTGAATACATCGTTTCGCCCTTCATAAAAGCAATTCTGCACCACAACACTATTGATTGTCCCGCTGAACCGATTAAAGGCGGTTCGCATGTCGTTGGTTATTGCGACAATCTCAGCGAAGGTTTCCGCGAATATGTCTACGTTGAAAAACACCTGGGTTGGCGTTGTTTCGGTAGTCATCGTATTCGTCACAACTTCATCGCTCACATCGAACGTGACGTAAGGTCTAACCGCATTTTGTGGGGCAAGTACCGCATAAACCGCCGTGGCGCTTGATAAATTGCCAACCTGGGTTTCAATCAGTGCCTTAATTGCCGATTCTGCTTCAGCCACGTTTAGCGATCTCCGAACGCATCACTTCAGCAATGCGGTTGATTATTGCGGTTTGGTTGTTCCTGAACGTATCAGTGAAAACGTGCGAACCGCTTTGGTTCTTTCCGCCAAACTCGTAAACGTGAGCATAGGCCCTGGCCCAACCTACTATGCCGATCTGGTATTGAATGATTCCGCGCCTTCGTGCGCCCTTTGCCCTGCGAACCCTGATTGATTTCTTCAGGTGAACATCGCGGGTATTAGCATCCTCAACCTTTGCATCAAGCCCAAAGCCTTTGGCCTTTTTCCATTTCGTTTTAGTCGCTCGACGTTTTCTATTGCTGGTCGGTATTTTTGCGCGAACCAACTTTGAATATAACTGCGCCCCTGAACTTACCGCCTTGCTGCCAACCTGGTGTTCAATATCAACGCTCAACTTATTCAACTGGCGCAGGAAATCTTCAGAATCCAAACCGAACTGAAGCCCGCCGCCTGTACCACCGGCAAAGTGGTCGCCGCTGAATTGCTTGCCCATGCCAGCCATTACAAGTCACGCTCCACCGCTGCAATGCGAACGTAGTGGCCCTTTTCTTCAAAGTTCTGAACGCCCTCAATATCAAACAACCGCGAATCGAAACTGATGCGGTGTTGTGGCGTAACGGGTAAGGAAGGATCAACCCTCATAATGAATTCAAAAACGCTGGATGCTGTAACACGGTCACCGCTTACTTGCTCGGTGACGCCATTAGAATTGGCGCTGGCCCAGGCGGTTGCATACGTTCCCCAAGTGTTAGTCACCCCGCCGAAAGCATCCCGCCCAACAGTGTTGGCCTGAATCGTGATGCTATTACGAAGTTGGCCCGCCTGTAACATCCTTCGTGCCATTTTCTTTCGCCTTGGTTAATCGAATGATATGTGGCATACCGGAAGCGCCAGTGCCATCAAATAACTTCAAATCTTTTTCAGTCAGCGTGGCTTCATCACCAGCCCGATACTCATTGCCCCTGAAGTTCGTTGTGATGTTGAATCGAACCTTTGGCATTACATCGACCCCGTTGAATAATGATGGAACTCAGCGTTGTTCATTATCAGGCGGTCAACGCCTTCGGGTATCGTCATCATCTTCAGGTCAGTGACTTCTTCCCTGTTTTCGTACCAGTGACCAACCAACAACTTAATTGCTGATTTGAATATTTCTGGAATGCTTGCAACAAGCGTATTGCCCACTGTCATCCGAACGCGAATATTGCCAAGCCGTTCATTGATGCTTGGCCAGGTGTCTTTGGTCTGAAGCCTACAGGGAACCGACACCAGGTCAGTCCAATAGAGCGTGTCAGCCATAGTGCTATCAACATCATCACCATCGTAATACTTCACCGAATCAACCGATTGAACCGGCGCAACCCGTAGCGAAATCAAATCCAAACGCTTCGGATCAGATAAACCAAGCTCGTTCCACTGATCAGCGCGAAGCTCTACCGTCTGCGTAAACATCCGCATTCCGGTTCTACCTTCGATGATCTGACGCGCCGTTGTTACCAGGGCGTCAATGTAACCATCATCAGCCGATTGCGTAACCCGCAAATGCAACTTTGCCTCTGCCGTTGTTATCGGTTCAGTAGCTGGCGCGGTGATGGTGATGACTTGAATCATTCGTCAGCCGTTTCGTCAGGGTTAACGTCAGCCGTTTCTTTCTTGGCCTTGGCTTTACGCTTTGGCTTTGGCTTATCCTGCAACGCTTCTTCTGATGCTACTGGTGCCGCCGTTGGTAATGCAATCTCGGTAACATACTTATTCCGACCGCGAATCATGTTCTTCAACCGGTCAAAATGAGAATCATCAATTATTTCCTGATCTCCTGCGGCGAATGCCTTTCCAGCAACGCGACAAGCAACATTGAACCTTACAAACTTTGCCATTCTATTCTCCAAATTAGGGGCGACCCGAAAGCCGCCCCTAGTTCATAGGCTCATCGCTTAACTGTATTTATCGCGGCTGCGTAAATACTGAATAGCAACCGGCGTACCGTTGGAGTGAGTGCCAGTGAAATTCACAACGCCGCGAACGTGTCGTTCTCGACCCAGGTAACCAGTACCAATCAACAGCGAATCTTCCCCTGGTGCATTGATCAGAGCAATCGTTCCGGTGTTAGTTCCCGTAACAGCCGTGGCTGAAAGATCAGCATCAGCAGCGGCAACCCAGTTTCCGTTTTCGTCTCTGGTCTGAATTTCCAGTTCCATGTAAACGGAACCTGACAACGTATCGCCAGAGTTACCAACATTAAATTCAATGTAGCAACTATCATGCTCCAGAAGGTCGCAAGCGGCCCCCGTAACGTCAGCAGTGGCAACCTGGGCAATTGCGCCAAGTAGCGGTGCTGTATTTCCAAAATCTTTCTTTTGAAACATTATTGTTTCTCCTGAAATTAAATTACTGGTTCAGCTTACTGGTTCAGCTTACTGGCCCAGGGTGAATGATTCAGCGTGTCTAACCGCAATATCACAAGAATGGAAAATCAGAATTCTGACGTTCCCCGCTGTTGCTCCAGTAAACGGATCAACCATCAGGTCATAACCGCCCCACTCACCAACCATCAGATCAGCGAAATTACCGAAGAACATCATTCCGTCAGTAATCTGGTTCGATTCAACGCACTGGCGACCAAGCAACGTCCCGTTCTCGGAAAGAAGGAACTGACCAGAACCGGCATCAACAACAGTATCAAGCATGTTGCTATAAACCGTTGAATCAGTGGCAAAGCCAAGCGTTCCAGTTAGAGCGTTTGCCGAAGCAATGTCACCCCGCATGGCAACCACTTCAGATCGTGTTGGTGTTGCTGCCGTACTGAATGATTCAGTACCAATGCCCGTGGTATTTGCTATACCAATCGGCTGACCGCTTGAACCAGTACCGTGGAATGCGGCTCTGTCTTTCTCAAGTGCGACAACCTGCGCCAAGTCCTGTCGGATGAAGTTTTCAACCGAAGGTGATGACTGCAACCGAAGCTGGCGTGAGTAGTCAGTGTAAACACCAACCGTTCTCGGTGTAAGCGTAACCATGCCAACGGTCTGATCGGATTCACCGATTGTCCCGCCATCACGCCCAACCCAACCAGCAGTTGCTGCGCCTGTTTGCTTTGGTATCGCAACATCACCAACAAGACCATCCAGGTAAGTGACTCCCAGGGTAGTCAGTGCCATGTTATTCCGAAGCAAAGGAATCATCTGGTTTGGTCTGAAGTCAACACCGACCAACGCACCAGCACCGCTGAAATCATCAGCAGTCAAGTCACGCTTTTCGCCGCGAATAAATGCGGAACGCTTTTCTTCATAAACTTCTTTGCCTTCCCACTGGCCCATCACTTCCATTGGAAGATAGACACCACGGGGGGCAACACCAATGCGCTTTTCAACGTCAGCAGACAACTCAAGTTCCATTGCTGCATCTTCTCGGTCTTGCCTGGTAGCATCCCGCGCCGAAGCCTTGATCAGTTTGAGCATGGAAAATTCCCGCTGCTCTTTGCTGTTCATGTTCGACTTGTCGTTGACGTTATCGCTGAACGCGCCAATTTTCATTGAACGCTGAATGCCCTGCTCTTGATCCGAAAGCCAGCCCAGGCGAGTTTCAATTTCAGTTAGCTCTGAAAGCTCGTCTGAAGTCAAATCCTGCTTTGACGCTTGTGCGGCGAGGTCAGCAGCGCGACTTCGTTTCACGATACCTTCCTCGCGGAAGTCCGTAAGTTTGTTATTCAAATCCATGTTGTTCTCCAATAAGGATATTTAGCTGCCAGCCTACGCTGGTTGAGTTTGGCGACCATGATTTTCATGGTATCCGTGCGCCACTTCCGCAAGTTTTCTGGAAGCAATGGCGTATTCTTTTTTATCCCAAGTCCCAAGGTGCTTGGGTTTCCCGTTTACGCTTATTCTCGCAAACCACATACCAGGGTTTCTGCTGTCTCTATGAACCCCCTGATGGCCAGATGAGTTATTTCCCTGCAATGACCTATTCTTGGCGTTAACTGAGTTTGAAACAACCCGCCACTGACCCCACCGCCCGCCTTGGTGAAGCGGGGTTTTTCCAAAGCAGCTTTTCACCGTCATAATCAAACAAATGGTGAAGAAGATCATAGTTCGGCAA